TTAAAGAACCCGTGGATGAATTACATTTACAAGGAAGCATGACGGCCAAGACACATGTGATAAAGGATGACGGTACGGTAACCGTTCTAGAAGGAAAGATAGAAGAACTTAAGGAAATGCAGGGGCTCGTTAAGGGACCAATTGAAATCGTTAACGCAGCAATGCCTGCAGCATCTCCTGAGCTGCCTGGTTCTGAAGCACTCAAAGAAATGGTAGTGAATGAGGAAGGTCTCTTCAACACTTCGTTTCAAACTAATGAAAAGGCCAGGAAGATAATAGCGGATGGCCTGCGGGTGCCGCTGGACAATATCCAGGATATACGTGGAGATGTCTTCGTCACTGACGGATGGAGGATCGCGTGATATCGTTATTGTTACTGCTGCTCGTTTTGTTTCCCAACTTCATGCTGCCAGTGCTGGGGTTAGTTGTGCTGACGGGAGCTGGACTCTGGTGAAGCTCTCGCTCGTTTCATTAGAACAAAAGGTAGTTCATGATAGTTTTAAAAGCTTGGGCTCAGGCAGCGTGGAAGCTCTCGCTCGTCTCGTTTGAACAAGATTTAGTTTAGAACAGTTTTAAGCTAGGACTGCCACCGTGCTTCCAACCAAGACAGATGGTGGGGCTAAAATTTCCTGTGTTCATTTTGGGTTTTCGTTGTTGACTTTGGTATGGGATATGATAAGACAATGATGTGGTAGGTAGCGAGAAAACTGGGCAGACCAGACTATTTGTGTACGATACAGTTTGCAGACTGGTAGTGGGGGGTCGTAATCCTGTATTCCTATTTACCACATAAAAACGAACAAAGGAGAAAGATATGGGACTAGACCAAATTGCTCATTTACGAAACAGGAAAGTAAATTGGGAAAAATACTATGATGATGATAAGGACGAACAAAGTGGCGTTTTCGTTTGGAGAAAACACGCTCGACTTCAAACCTTTATGAGTAATAAGTTTGCCGAGCAGAACGCAGAGGCAATAAAAAAACAAGAGGAACTCGATAAGAAGAAAAAGAACTCGTTCTTTGATTTAGGACATCTCGGTATGAACGGTGATGATGAGTTGTACATTACTGAAGAGATAGTCAGGGAGCTGGAAACCGAGTGGAAAAATGACTATCATCACTCGTTCTGTTCAGACGGATTTTTCTGGGGACAACAGTTTCAAGAAGAGGCAGTCAAAGAATATAAATCACAGGATAAAAAATTCATTGAGTGGTGTAAGAAAGCGATTAAGAATAAGCAAGTAGTCGTTTATACGTGCTCGTGGTAAATGTCGCGTTGTTAATAATGTCGTTATTTAAAAAGAAAAGGGGGCAGAGCTGATGGGTGTAATAATCTGGACTAGTCCGTTGTGGGTTATCTACATTTTATTATTATTTGATATTGTAAGTTTATCAAATGTATTTAATTTGTTCTAATTTTGTTTGTGGAAAAACCCATTTTGGACAAACCCAAAATGAACACAAAGTGCTTGTTATTAGTATGAGACCTGATAAGACAAGATATTAATAACAACTAACAAAAGGAAAACAATGAGTAATGCTGTTAAAAAGCTGAAAGCTGATGAAAAGAAAATCGTCATGGCTTATGCTGTTAACAAGCTACAATTCAATCGTTTATCTAAAGAGTTAGATAAGATGAAACAAAACTTGGTTGATGTGTTTGAAAGAACAAATCAAAACTTGGTTATTGTTCAAGACGAAAACGGTTGTAGCTTTGGGGTGCAGAAAATCAAACGTAAGAGAAAGAAGTTTGAAACTGCTAACTTCAAAATNAAACATAATGATTTATTCAATCAGTTCTGTACCGAGATTGAATATAATGAGTTCAAGGCAATAGGGGATAANAGTTAATGCCTGACAATGTGCCAATGAACATATCAAAAGTATTAGCCGAGCAATCGGCTAATACTCAACTTACACCTAATCAGAAGTTAGACCCTGATGCGATCAGTAAGTTAAATTATGAAGTCATGTATAAAATGCTAGAGGGCGAAGTAGAAAAGCTGATCATTGAAAATGTNGGCAACCCTTTAATAGACGACTTCAAACAAAGGATTGTAAATAAATTTAGCTACTTAATTGAGAAGTTAAGTAAGTAAATACAACCGACAACTCGTAGCGCTAACGCGCTACGGGTGTATCTATATGAAGGCTCATAAATTCCAACAAACTCGATCCAGCTTTTCGCAAAATTTCAGCGCGTTATAGTAGAAGGTACTTCTACTGACGGAGAGTTTATAGCAAGTCGAATAGAAGTAGAGTATGCTTAAACGATATGGTATAAAAAGGGGACCCAAAAGATGAAAAATTTAAGATGAAAACAATAGATCTTTTAACAGATGATGAATTAAGAACCTTAATTCTTAAGAAGCAGATCGAATTTATAAAATTATGTCAGGATAACTTTTTATTGTTTGCTAAAGCAATGTGGCCTGATTTTATTTATAGACAAACAGAGGACCCACAAAAGTATGGGCACCATCAAATAATAGCAAATGAGTTTCAAGATATAGCTTCAAAAGAATCTAAACGTCTTATTGTGAATATGCCACCAAGACATACCAAATCAGAGTTTGCGTCTTTCTTGTTCCCTGCGTGGATGATCGGTAAGAATCCTAAAATGAAACTTATGCAAGTCTCACACAATGCTGAACTTGCTTCGCGGTTCGGTAGCAAAGTTAGAAACTTAATGGAAACTGAAGACTACAAAAGTATCTTCGGAGATGTTAGTCTTAGAGAAGATAGTAAGGCAAAAGGACGATGGGAGACCAATCATGGTGGAGAATATTTTGCAGCGGGGGTAGGCGGTTCAATTACAGGACGAGGGGCGGACTTACTTATTATCGATGACCCACATACTGAACAAGACTCAATGTCAGATTCTGCAATGGAAAGAGCTTATGAATGGTATTCATCAGGACCCAGACAACGTTTACAACCTGGTGGTTCGATAGTCGTTGTTATGACAAGATGGGCAACGGATGATTTAACAGGAAGGCTCATCAAATCACAATCAGAACCAAAAGCAGATACATGGAGAGTTGTAAGCTTTCCAGCAATACTGGAAAACGAACAACCTGTATGGCCTGAATACTGGCCACTAGAAGAATTAGAAAAAGTTAAAGCATCAGTTACAACTAAAAACTGGAATGCACAATACATGCAGGACCCTACGTCAGAGGAAGGTGCAATCATTAAAAGAGATTGGTGGCAACCGTGGAACGAAGAACGGATACCGGTACTTAAACATGTTATCCAAAGTTATGATACTGCATATTCTAAAAAAGAAACTGCAGACTATTCTGCAATTACAACATGGGGAATATTTCAACCTGCAGAAGGTTATGAAGATTGTATTATTTTGTTAGATGCTATTAGAGGAAGGTTCGACTTTCCAGATTTAAAAAATTTAGCTTTAGAGCAATATCAATACTGGCAACCGGAAACAACAATCATTGAAGCTAAAGCTTCAGGACAACCTTTAATACACGAGTTAAGAAGAGCAGGTATTCCTGTTATAGATTATGTACCTGCTAAAGGCAGAGATAAGTATACTAGAATTAACTCCGTTGCCCCTATATTTGAATCAGGTATGGTTTATGCCCCAACAGAGGAGAAATTTGCACAAGATGTTATTGAAGAAACAGCTGCTTTTCCTCATGGACAATACGATGACTATGTTGACTCAATGACCCAAGCGGTGATAAGATTCAGAGAAGGTGGATTTGTAACAACATATAATGATGCTTTAGATGCACCAAATTTTAAGATAGAAAAAGATTATAAATATTATGGATAGGATTTAAATTATGCCAATAACAGTTTCAGAAGTTCCTGGATGGAAAAAAAAAATAAACAAATTATTAAAAAAACGACCTAAAGATAGACTTACTCAAAGAGACCTAGCGGGAGCTAAACAAAAAGCAACTGGAGGACCTAGAGGTTTAGGAGGAGTTGGAAGCGTATTAGGAGGAGTTGGAAGCGCATTGGCACCAACAGGTATATCTATGCTAGGGTCTAAAAAAAGCGCACAGGATCTTAAAGAGGATGTATCAAAGTGGAAAAAATGGAAAGAAAATCGAAAAAAAAATAAGAAACCAGCTACACCACTTGGCGGTAATATTAAACCTGGATCATGGGCATCACAACAACAATATCTTTTAAAACCTGGTTATAAAGTGGCACCTATGGCTACAGGTGGAGATACATTTGGAAAAATGTTAGATAAAAAATTTATTAAATATGCTGGATCAAAAGAAGCTCAACTTCACGCAAAAGACTTTGATGAAGGATTAGACAGAGCGGAAAGAAGAGCAGCTCTTGAAACTAAACAAGCTTATAAAAAAAATAAAAAAACAGCGAAAAAACTCTCTCATGGAGGAGAAGCTAGAACTAGAGGTATGGGCGCAGCTATTAGAGGCGGAAAATTCGAAGGCGTATTTTAATATGACTGATAAAGTAAAACAAAGAAAAGTAGGTGAGCCACCTAAAGGGTTTATGAAAGTTTTTGGACCAAAGGGAAAACCAATGTTCATTCCAAAGGGAGAGGCTCATAGGAATCCAGCAGATACTGTAGAACAAGAAATCATTAGAAAGATTAGGGAAAGAGGAAATAAAAAAAGCACAAAAGGATATGGTGCAGCCAGAACTAAAGGCATGGGTTTACAAGACGAAAAATTAAAACCAGGCAAAGTTACTAAAGCATTTGCTGGTACGTTAGCTTTAGGTCTAGGTGCAAAAGACAGAATAGAAGGTAAGAAAAAAATGGCACCTGTTGCAATGGGCGGTATAGGAGCTGCTATGGTAAAAGAAAAAGCTGTTAGAAAAATTTTAGGAAGAGATAAAGGTGGCATGGGCGAAGCTAAAGGTTACAAAAAATATTTAAAAGGATTAAAGAAAGCTGAAGGAGCAGTATTTAGAGCTAAATATAAAGCAAAACAATTGGCTACAGCAGGGGGTCAAGCAGCATGGAGAGCAGCTAAAGCTTCTAAATACGGTAAGATTGCTTTAGGTATTGCAGGAGTAGGATTAGCAGCAAAAGAATATTTAAAAACAAGAGCTAGAAAGAAAAGAGAAAAAGATGCTGTCAGAGGTCTTAGAGAAGACATGGCTGTAGAAAAGCTACAAGAACAAGTTAAAAAAGGTAACAAAAAAATGGGTGGTGGCGCTGTAAAGAAATATTCTCAAGGAATGTCTTATCAAGACATGATTCCTTATGGCGGTAAGTTTGTAAAAATAAAAAAAGAAATGAGAGATAAAGCAACTAAAAATGTAAAACAATTAACCACATCTGACGCTGCTTATTCTCCTGAAAGAAGATATGCTGCTTTAACCCAAAAGACACCATCGGGCGGAAAAAGAATAGTTAAGCCAGTAACGGATTGGGATAATAAACAAGACGTTATTAAAGGAATGAAGGATAAGCTAGCAGGAACACAATATGGTAAAGGTAATTGGAAAGCCCAGGTTTTAACACCTTCGGAAGCACAAGAACAAAGACTTATACCACCTAGACGAAGAGTTGATGGGATATCAGGAAGAAGAAAAGTAGCAGGAAAAAATTACCCTCAAAGACAAAGAAAACGAGTTGCAGACAAACCAAAGAATGTCTTAGGTAGAATGGGCGGTGGTATGATGCAAAGACCAAACCCAGTTGGTTATTCAAAAGGTACAATGGTCAAAGCAAAGGGCTGTAAATTAGGTAGAACTAAACCTACTAAACTGTACTAGGAGGGTCAATGGCCCTTAAGGAATTTTTTAAACGGGGAATATCTTCACTTCTCAAAAAGAAAAAAACTGACCCTGTATCAGGAGAGTCACAAAAATTAATTACCTATCAACCTGAAGCAAAAAAACAAACAGCTAAACAATTAGCTAAACAAGACGCACAACTTCCGGTTAAAGTAGATCGTAAGATTACAGATGATCTATTAATGGGAGAGACTAAACCACCTGCGTTTGGTTCTTCTACTTATGATTGGGCTATGAAAAAAGGTCCAGGCAAGTACAGTGCTGACGAATGGATTGATCACTTAACCTCTACAAGAAAAGTTACTTACAAAATATTTGGAAAACCCGCATCAAGAATTGAAAGAGGACCCAAAAAATTTACTTATGACAAAGGGTCTAGGTTTGCTGGTAAAGAAGCTACTATTAATAAGGAAGAACTTTTTGACACTAACCTTGCAACCTTTGATGAACTTGGAAACATAACAGGTGGTCTTCTTGGTGCCGCGAAAAAATTTAATTTAAAACTTGCTGCGCAAGACATTGGTAACATGATTAAGATGAATCCTGTCAATAGATTAAAACCTATAGAGTATGGAGGAACATTTAATACACCTAAAATTGAAAAGCTGTTGGCAGGGACAAGTTCAATGGTAGAAGATTTAGTGAAGACTGCTGGAGTCACTACAAATCCAGAAGCTTTAAGAAATGCTGTTGGAGGTTTATCTAGAGCTATTAAAGAAGGAAGACCAAATGGTATTCAACGAAATTATGAGTCATTAATAGAAACTTTAAACAACATTGGAGGCTTAGCTAGAGATACTCAGCCACAAAATATAAGAGTTTTAATAAATCAGATTAAAGGAAATGTTGATGAAGCTATGAGAATATCAAAGGGCGGAGGAAAAACAAAACCAACAAAATACGGAAACGAATCTAGCTATACATTTCCAGGCGGCCAAAACTACAGAGAAACGGTGTTCGTTCTTGACGAACCTATATTGGGTAACAGAGAAGCCATGAGAAATCTAGGACACTACGATGAATTAAAAAATAATTTGTTTCATATTAGGTACGATACAAGGATGACACCTAATGGTAAAAAAGCTTTAGTCATTCACGAAATACAATCTGATGCTAATCAAAGTATTGCAAAACAACTGTCAGCAAAAGAAGCTTTTAAAGGAGAAAAAAGAATTAACCCTTTCCAAAGAGATATTGAACTAGATCTACTTGTTAATTCTAGAACAAAACTTTTAAAAGAGATGGACGATGCTATTGCTAAAAATCAATTTAATAAATCAAGAGCTATCTCCGATGATTTAAAAAATATAAATAACAAGATAAATAACACCTTTGCAAAAGCCCAGGAGTATGGAGATCCTATAAAACATGATTACTTTCCTTTACTTGACGCTGACGCTTACGGTGATTATGCCTTAAAGTATTTAATGAATAAAGCAGCAAAAGAAAACATAGATTATGTTGCCATTATGCCATTTAATAAATTACATTTTAGACAAGGATACAAAGCTGGTAACGAAAGATTTTACGGTTATTCTTCTGGTAAAGGTATTAATAACAAAGGACAAGCTGTAATGCCTCAACTCATGAAAAAAACTGCTAGGTTCCAAGACTCAAAAGCAGGACCTGTTAAATTATCATTATCAGATCCAAAGCTGCCTTATAAGGAAGTTAAAAGAGATACGTTCAAATATCCTGAAAAATTAGGANGTAAAAATATAAATAGCAGTTATCATNAAACAGCGTCTAATGCTCCGATGAAAGGATATAAACTTATACCTGAAAATGATCCTCGGTTGTATTTTGATGCTTTTGCTATTGAAGTTAAACCTGGGATGGCATATACACAGAAACTATATAAGTCTAAAGGTGGCTTAGTGGTGGATATATTTAAAACCTTATGATAAATTAAACTATGGCTGTAGAAAAGGGAATTACCGAAAACATCGAAGAAGAAACTAAAGTAGAAGAAATTAAGGAACAACCTGAAGGACTTCCGCTTGGTATTGAAGTTGAAGGAGAAGAGACTGTTGAAGAAACAGAATCTGATGATTTTAATGCTAATCTTGCTGAAGATATGGACGAAAGAACTCTAAAGCGTTTGGGCATGGAGTTAATTACAGAATATAAAAAAGACAAAGAATCTAGAAAAGAATGGGAAGAAGGATACACTAAAGGTTTAGATCTTCTTGGTGTCAAATATAACGAGCAAACAAGACCATTTAAAGGAGCTTCCGGTGTCACCCATCCGTTGTTAAGTGAAAGTGCTACGACTTTCCAAGCTTCTGCATACAAAGAATTATTACCAAGTGATGGTCCAGTTAGAACACAGGTTCTAGGTATACGTACACCGAACACCGAACAACAAGCTGATCGTGTAAAAGAATATATGAACTATCTTCTTATGGANAAGATGGAAGACTACACTACGGACATGGATCAAATGCTTTACTATCTTCCTCTATCAGGTTCTACATTTAAAAAAGTTTATTATGATGAATTTCTACAAAGACCTGTTTCTAAGTTTGTACCTGCTGAAGATTTAGTAGTACCTTACTATGCCTCAGATTTAAAAGACGCAGGAAGAATCACTCACGTTTTAAAAATGGGTGAGAACGATTTAAACAAAAGAATGGCTGCAGGTTTCTATAGAGATATAGAGTTACCTAAACCAAATGTAGATGAATCAGATTTACAACAAAAAATTGATAGTCTTGATGGAGTTAAACCAGGGTTCACAGACTACATCCATACTGTTCTTGAGATGCATGTTGAATTAAATTTAGATGACTATGAGAACTTTGATAATAGAACCAAAAAAGCAATCAAGATTCCGTACATCGTAACTATAGATGAAAGTTCAAGCGAAGTTTTATCTATATACAGNAACTATAGAGTAGATGATCCTAATTATACAAGAATAGAATACTTTGTTCACTTTAAATTTTTACCCGGTCTCGGATTTTATGGCTTTGGTTTAATTCATACGATTGGTGGTTTATCTAGAGCTGCAACTGTAGCTTTAAGACAATTGATTGATGCAGGAACTTTAAAAAATTTACCAGCAGGATTTAAAGCAAGAGGTATTAGAGTAAGAGATGACGACCAACCAATACAACCTGGAGAGTTTAGAGACGTAGATGCTCCTGGTGGAAACATAAGAGATCAGTTTTTTAATTTACCTTTCTCTGAACCAAGTACAACTTTATTTAATTTACTTGGTTTTGTAGTGCAAGCGGGTCAAAAGTTTGCTGCGATAACCGATACCGCAGTAGGGAACGACACGCAGAACAGGGCTGTGGGCACAACTATTGCTCTTTTAGAACGTGGTTCTAGAGTAATGAGTGGTGTTCATAAGCGTTGTTACTATGCTATGAGACTTGAATTTAAAATTTTAGCAAGAATTTGTTCAGAATACTTACCACCTGAGTATCCTTATGATGTGTTTGGTGGACCAAGACAAATTAAATCTGCAGATTTTGATGAAAGAATAGATGTTTTACCTGTTGCTGATCCAAATATTATGTCTATGGCACAAAGAGTAACTTTAGCACAAACACAATTGCAAATTGCTACTTCAAACCCACAATTACACAACATACATGAAGCTTATAGAAGAGTTTACGAAGCACTTGGTACTAAACAAATAGAAACTTTACTAAAACCTGCGCCAAAACAACCTACGCCAATGGATCCTGCTAAAGAAAATGCAAGATCATTGCAAATGAAATTATTAACTGCCTTTGAATTCCAAGACCATGACGCACATATAGCTGCACACTCAGCTTTCATGGCATCTAGAATGGTTCAAATCAATCCGCAAGTCTATGCTTTGTTACAATCTCATGTTTCAGACCATATTTCTTTTAAAGCAAGAAAAGAAGTTTCAGAACAATTAGCACAAGATCCAAATATAATGGCTTCAAAACAAGAAGATCCTCAATCTTATCAAATAGCTTTTGATAATGCTGTAGCTACAAGAATTGCAGAAATAACTACTGAGTTGGTTAGAAGTGAGAATCAGGCTAACATGGCTAAACAAGATCCACTTGTAAGAATTAAACAACAAGAAGTTGATTTAAAAGCAATGGATATGCAAAGAAAAGCAGAAGAAACTAGATTTAAACAAGAACAAGAAAATCAAAGAGAAGCAGATAAGCTAGGTTTTCAATATGATAGACTTCAACAACAAGATGAAGCATCTGATAAGAGATTAGACATAGCAGAAAGGAAATTAAAACAATAATGGTTATAAGATTTTTAGGAGTTGCATTTAGATTAGGTGATCCAATAGTAAAGGGAGCTACAAAAAAATTTAATAAACTACTCAAAAAAGAGTACGATGAAAATAGAGCTGCAGGTTTAAGTTCATCATCTGCTCATAAAAACGCTGCGAAAACGGTAAACAAACAATTAAACGAGTTTCCGCATTTAAAGGATTAAATGTGTCCAGAAGAAAACAAAAAGGGCTTAGTGGTGGAAAAAAATTTGGACCACCCCCTAAACGAGGACCAAACCCACAAGGTATTAAAGTTCCCCTTAAGAAAAGAACAACAAACAAGTAACCAAGAAGCTTATTTTGCTGGAATCATAGATGGAGAAGGCTGCATAGCTTACGAAAAAACTAAAAAAGATTATTCTACGCCCTCTATATCAGTAGAAATGACAGACAAAGACGTAATTGATAAAATGCATCGATTTTTTGGTAAAGGAACTGTTGTTTTTATTAAACCAAGAAAAAAACACCATAAAGATTGCTGGAGATGGCGAATAAGAGGCAGGGGTGCAGTTGATATTTACTTCAAAATATATAATTATCTATGTGACAGGAGAAAAAACAAAATTACAGAAGTTTTAAAAGCTTATTGTGATGATGCTAACGCAAGAGAGAAGTATAAAAAGTTAAATGGAGTTTTAAAATGGCATGGTTTAGTTTAGCAAAGATTGCATTACAAGCTGGAAGCAAAATTTACAGCAACAGACAGAAAACAAAGATGGCTATGTCTGATGCACAACTAATGCACGCAGAAAAAATGGCCCGAGGTGAAGAATCTTACCAGGGCAAACTTTTAGAAGCCCGTCAAAACGACTATAAGGACGAATTCGTTCTTGTCATTATTTCGGCCCCCATCATTGTGTTAATTTGGGCGGTGATGTCAGACGATCCTACAGCGATGGACAAGGTAAAACTCTTTTTTGAGTATTTTCAGTCCCTTCCGAAATGGTTCACAAATTTATGGATTTTAGTCTGCGCGAGTATTTTTGGTATTAAGGGAACTCAGATATTTAGAGGCGGACAAGGTAAAAAATAAACTTGCTTTGAGTCTATAAAATGCTAAACACTTCTTATGATAGAAGGTGATTCAGAAGAATACGATTTATTCAGAAAATGGACTAAAGATTTTGATTGCCAAGGATTTTATTCTTGTGAGATAGGAATAAGACAAGGCATGGGCTCTAAAATAATTATGGACAATGTAAAAAATAATTTTTTACATATAGGAGTAGATCCATATGGGGATAGAGAATATGAACACTTTGATAAAAACAGTGGTATAAAACATAAAAGTGGGGTGTCTCCAACATATCCCGACAGTATGAGAGATGCCATGTTACAAGATTTTAAATGGTATTTAAATTCAGGGAAATTTCGTTTTCACAACATGACAGATACAGAGTTCATGAAACATCCTCATTATAATGAATCTAAATTTGCTTTTGTTATGCTAGATGGACCACATACAACAAGAGATGTACTAACAGAAGCTGTTTGGTTTGCAAACAAAGCTGCACCAAGATGCAGAATTGTTTTTGATGATTGGATTACGTACAAAATGCCAGTTATACAAGAGGCTATGAAAGAGTTTGGGTTTGAAGTTATAGAAACAGGAAGACTTAAATTACTTATGGAAAAAAATGGCGATTGATACAGCATCTAACGATGTAATAAAAAATTTAATTCATAGACGAAGAGAAAGACTAAAAGAAACTTTAGTGCGTGAGGTTGACAATGTTAACCAGCTTCACTATATTAGAGGACAAATCAAGTCACTTGATGACTTGCAACAAGACATAATAGACTTGTTAAAAAAACAGGAGCAATAAAAAATGAAAGAGTCCACGGAGCAACCGAAACGGACTGAGACATTGAAAAAAGCTTACAAAGAGGAAGCTAAAGTCAAAAAAGTCTTAGACGAAAAGTCAATCGACAAATCATTATTAGATAGACTACCAACGCCTACGGGTTATAGAATGTTAATTCTTCCGTATTCAGGTCCTACAAAGACTAAAGGTGGTTTATATCTTAGTGAACAAACCCAAGAAACAATTCAGATAACAACTGTTGTTGGCCTTGTGCTTAAACAAGGAAATCTTTGTTATAGAGACAAAGAAAAATTTCCTATAGGCAAATGGTGTAACGAAAAAGATTGGGTTATCTTCGGAAGATACGCAGGCTCTCGATTCAAAATAGACGGGGGAGAAGTGCGGATCTTAAACGATGATGAAATCATCGCTACCATATCTAATCCTGCCGATATTTTGCACCATTACTAGGAGGGTAAAATGGCAGAAGAGCAAAACACTCAACAAGAAGTTGAGTTAGATACTGATGGCGTTAATGAGGAATCCATTAGTGTTGAACAACCAAAAGAACCTGATGAAGCATTTGCTAAAAAAGAAGATGTTGATTTAGGTTACACAGATCCAATACAAGACAAAAAAGTTGAAGCGGAGCCTGAAGAAAAAAAGGAAGAGCCGACAACTGAAGTTGAAGTAGAGGAAAATAAAGTTGAAACTAAACCTGATAATTTAAAAGAAAAACAATCTAATTATCAGAAAAGAATCAACGAACTAGTTTTTCAAGCTAAAGAAGCAGAGAGAAGAGAAAAGGCTGCTTTGAATTATGCTAAAGGACTAAAAAAGAAATATCATAATGTTGAGACTAAACTTAACGAAACTGATAACAACTATCTTAAAGAAATCCAAGCAAGAGTTGGTTCTGAACAAGCGACATTAAAAAATTCGCTTAAAGAAGCGCTTGATGCTCAGGATTCTGAAAAGATAGCTGAGATAAACTCTCAAATGACTAAGTTAGCTGTTGAAAACGAAAAGGTTAATTTAACATTGCAAGAGAGAGAAAATAAGAAAAAAGAAGCAGAAGAAAATAAAAATACATCACAAGACGATCAAGGTTCTGGTGAACCATCTGTTCAAGTAAGTCGAAAAGCTCAGGAATGGGCTGGTAAAAATGAATGGTTTGGTACTGATAGAGTAATGACTAATGCTGCTATGGCTATTCATGAAGAAGTTATGGGGCAGGGTATTGAATCGGAAAGTGATGAGTATTATAATAACATTAACAAACGAATGAAGGAGTATTTCCCTCAAAAGTTTGCCCAGGATTCGACTGATAAAGAGCCTGTAGTAACAAAGCAACCCGTCCAAAATGTTGCTGGGGTAAGTCGAAGACAAGGAGGACGCAAGTCTGTGAAACTCACCAAGTCACAGGTAGTAATCGCTAAGAAATTAGGGGTGCCACTAGAGGAATACGCAAAATTCGTGAAGGGAGGAAACTAATGGAAAAGATAAGAACTTCACGCGAG